TGATAATGATGTGCCAATGGGATATCTTCCAGAATTTAAGACAGGATATGAAAAAAAGTTATACCTTAGGAAAAGATTGATGGCATATGCACAATATGCTAAAACAATTGAGGGATTTAACCACGAATACAACTGCAGATACTCCAGAACACTTACCAAAGATAATACAAATGAATACATTAAGATAATTAATGAGCTTGATGAGCTCTTTCCAATCCTAAAAGAACACAAATGAGCAAAACATACAGAATTGGATGGGAATTAGCTGGCATTGATATGGATAAGGTCAGCTCCACAGGGTACACTACATGCCCGGAATGTTCTCAAGATAGGAAATCACACAAAAACTCTAAATGCCTGAAAGTTTATCCCAAGACCGGATACTACAAGTGCAATCATTGTGGAGTAGATAAGAGAGTAGATTCTGATGAGTGGTTAGAAAAGCAGCATCAGGATGAGTTTAAAAACAGAATTACTAAACCCGTACCCAAAGCAACCCCGATCAAGATGAAACCCTTTAGCACTACACCACTCACAAAAAAGCAAATAGAATACCTTGCTACCAGGGGAATATCCATTGATACTGCTAACCTCTGCAAAGTAGCAAACAATAATGGAGCTATAGCATTCAACTACTACAAAGAGGATGAGATAGTAGGTGCCAAGTACAGAAAAACAGATAGCAAATTCTTTTGGCAGCATGCAGGATGTAAAAAATATCTATACGGTCTTGATGACATCAAAGGAATGGATAATATTGTTATCGTAGAGGGGGAGTTTGATAAGCTCGCTTGCTATGAGGCAGGAGTAGAGGCATGTGTGTCCGTTTCTCAAGGTGCTCCAAACGTAGGTAGTGAGGTAGGTGGTAAGCTCAGCTGCTTAGATAATTCAATAGAATACATAAAGCAAGCAAAAAGAGTGGTCCTGTTTTGTGATAATGATGAAAATGGCAGATACTTAACTCAGGTGCTGGTTGAAAGGTTTGGAGCAGATAGATGCTCTGTAGTGGAACTGCCTGAAAATTGTAAGGATGCCAATGATGTTCTGCTCAAACATGGAAAGGATTACATAGTAGAGCTCATCACAAATGCTATCAATGTACCAATATCCGGAGTACGTACAGTTGAGCAAGTGTCGGAAAAGCTTTGGTCTTTATTCGATAAAGGATTTAGAAAAGGAGTGCATACAGGAGTAGAAGAGCTAAGAGAAAACTTTTCCTTTTACAAACCCTGGTGGAATCTCTACTATGGGATACCAAACTCAGGAAAATCTGCTTATGTCCTGTACTTGATGATGAGCATGGCAATCAACAAAGGATGGAAATGGGCAGTCTTTTCTCCTGAGCATTATCCTGCAGAGGATTTCTACTTTGATTGTGTGAAAATACTTACAGGTAGAAACGTAGAGCTAAACCAACCAAACAGATTGACAAGAGAGCACTACAAGATAGCTCTTGAGTTCCTGCATAAGCATTTTTTCTTTGTGTATCCTGAAGATGATAAAAACTCTGCAGGAGAGTTTATGTCTAATACATGTGAGGTAGTGATTGACAAAATCAGAGAGCTGAAACTTGCTAAGGATATTGATGGGTTTTTGATAGATCCCTTTAATCAGATGGTAAAAGCATCTGCAGATAAAGGTAAGTCAGTAGATGTACATCTTGAGGAGGCACTGGGTAAAATAGACAGACTGTGTAAAACTCACAATCTATCCGGGAACATTACTGCACATCCCCGGACCATGTACAAAGACAAAGACTCTGATAACTACAAAAAGCCTACACCATACGAATGTGCAGGAGGAGCCATGTGGTACAACAAAGCATATACCATCAGCTGCATCCACAGACCTTTTAACCAATCAGACAAAAATGACAGGAGTGTAGAGGTTGATGTACAAAAAGTCAAAAGTCACAAAAGAGGAGGCAAGCCGGGGCTTGTTACCTTTCAGTTTAATACAGATTTAGAGTGGTACATTGGAAGCACAGGAAGCGTACAAACATCTGCACTTTATGGTAAATTTTCAGAACTTTGTGGAGACAATGTACCTGATCCAGATAGTTTTACTGCAAAACTTGAGGAAGATGACCCGGACTTTGTACCTTTTTAGGAAATATTATCAAATTTTATTATATTAACATTTTTAAAACATTAAAAAAATGGACATTAAAGCATTAGAGTATAGCGAGAAGCAGCAATGTTTCCACTTTAATACGGATACTGCATTGCAGTATGAAAATACTAACAGTTATGTGACTATAACAAGAGACATAAGCTATGAGATGGCTGCAGAGTTTGTATCTTTTGCCAAAAGAAACCAAAAAGCAACATTATCCAGCGTTAAAGCTGATTTTATTACATTCATTCAAAAACATTAGAAACATGTCAGAATTAAAGATTAAAGGAAAGCTCATCAAAAAGTTTGAGCCTCAAACATTCGGAGAGTCATTCAGAAAGATGGAGTTTATTGTAGAAACTACAGAGGAAAAGTACCCTCAGACAATTAAATTCCAAGCTACTCAGGACAACATACAGAAATTTGTAGAGCTCTCTGAGGGAATGATAGCAGATTGGTACTTTAATGTCAGAGGCAGAGAGTGGACAAACAAAGAAAACAAAGTAGTGTATTTTGTTTCCTTAGATGTATGGAGACATGAGGAGCATGGTCCGGAACTAAAACCACTACCAGAGCCAATAGAAGAGAAATCTGATGGACTACCATTTTAAACCCGGTTAATTATGTGTAAAAAATGCACCAGGTTAGAGTCTGAAAATAAAGTACTCAAGCAGATAATTCAGGAAACAATCAAAGCTCTGCAAAATGCTGAGCAATTTACAAGTATGACTACCCTGGATACTGTCAAGTATGTAAAAAGCGATAAGAAAGACCCTTACCGCTCTCCGTTCGGACATGGAGACCATTGAAATTATAGCACTGAGCATCATTATCAGTTTTAAACTGGTTTTGATGTTCATAGCTATTTATCAAATCAAAAAACAAGAGAAACAATGAGAACAATAATAATAATCCTGATAACTACAATTAGCCTACAGGCACAACCTGATACTATACCAACATTCAACCACTTACCAAAATTTAAGCAAGAGTTCTATAAATCCATCTATTTAATGGCAGTATATACTAAACACAAATGGGATGTGCCCGTATATCATACTATGGGGATATCTGCACATCGTACCAACTATGGAAGAAATGGCAGATTTAAACATGGAGACCTGTTTAATACAGGCAAGTCATATCCTATAGCAAATTGCTGGGATGAGTTCGGTCTGATGATGAAAACTACTCACAATTATATAGAAATGACAAGACATGAAGCTATAGCAATCTCAAAAAAAACTGAGGAGCTTGGTTTAAAGTTTTAAATTTTGTATATTTAAAAAAAATCCATGTTAATTTATTTGAATTCTGCCCACTCCATACCCCTGGGATCTGTAATAGAAATACCTCAGACAATGGTACTTTTTATGGAGAGAATAGATGCAGTAGTAGACAGGCAGCTGCAAGAAGAGACTAAAGAGTCCCTGACATATAAGTGCATCATAGATGAACCAATACATGATCCTTTAGTGATAGCTCAGAATGATTCCATCTATGTAGCAAATGACATAGGTCTGTATCCGGACTTTGAGACAGGAGGTCTGCCACATGATGACTTTATGAAAAAGATTACCTCTGTGACACACTCAAAGGAAATCTTTTTAACTGAGAAAGTGTTAGAGCAGATAGGAGCTATAGGATTTTCAGGAGTTTGGATATTTGACATGAGAAAAAGGAATATAATCACAATCAAAACCATAAAAGCACTGGTTATTGAGGAGATTAAATAAGACTTTTGTGGTTTTAATAGGGGTAAAGGGGTAGTTTTCGCATAGGCTATCCCTTTTTAAAAAAACATTATGAAGAAATTTGTAAACAGATACGGTAAATTGACTGCAAAGGCAAGCATAGCAATCTCTGCACTCATCTACCTGATTGTAAAATTTATTGAGCTGATATGATAAAGCTTATCCTCCTGCTATTGCTACTGCCAGTGATAGCATTTTATGCCGGGTTTACTATCGGAGGTCTGATATTTGCAATCTATAAGGAAATAAGGGAATACAATGAAAGGAGAAACACCAAAAAATAGATTCTGTAGGAAAGCTCTAAAGCTCTCTGCACACATAAAGCCACTAATAGGATGCAGATGGTGGAAAAAATACAACAAAGAGCAGAAAGCTATACTCCTGGACATGTGCTACATGCCTGAGGAACTGATAGATTTTCTGCTAATGGATAAAGTGGAAAGCAAACAAGATTACTTTAATTCTGTAGACATTTGGTTAATCTTGGAATACAAAACATTTAGCTACAAATCTCCGTTAAAGTATAAAGTAGGCTTTATGGAGCTGATTACTAAGCAGATAAACCTGCAGCATGATTACTTAGAATTAAGAATTAAGATAGGGATATGATTTTATTGTAAATAAACAACAAAAAACAATATTTATGCCGTTTCAAAAAGGGGTGTCAGGGAATCCATCCGGGAGAAGCAAAGGGTCAAAGAATAAAGACATTTCAGTATTCAAAAAAGCACTCAAAACAGGACTGATTGAGAGGTTAGGGGATTTCTTTAGCTTGCTTGATTCAGACAACCTACCAGAGAAAGATAGGATTAATGCCTACCTAAAAGCTTTGGAGTTTGTCATGCCTAAGCAGCAAAAGATAGAGCTTGATGGGGACATACACACCAATCTGATACAGGTCAAGTTTGAGTCTACCAATGTGCTGCCTATTCACAATGAATCTGACTTTTTAGATGATTAGTCCTTTCAAAATATCCCCTATCTTTGAGTGGAACTACCGTACAACTAAAAACATAGTTATAAATCAGGGAGGCACCAGCTCAGGCAAGACATACAGTCTGCTCCAGGTACTTGCATGCAAAGCAGCAGAGCAACCTAATCAAATTATCACAGTAGTAGGGCAGGATATACCTAACCTAAAGTCTGGAGCCATCAGGGATTTTGAGAGTATTCTTAATAATCCTTTTTTTAGGTCAATGATTAAGAGCATCAATATCACAAACAGAGAATACAGGCTCCATAATGGGAGCTTGATAGAGTTCAAGAGTTTTGACAATGAGCAGGATGCTAAGTCAGGCAAACGTGATTACCTATTCATGAATGAGGCTAATGGTATTCCTTACTCAGTCTATGATCAGCTACAGATACGTACAACAAAGCAGGTCTTTATAGATTATAATCCTACCTTTGCATTTTGGGTACATGATAAGCTGATAGGGAGCAGTGATAAAGTTGAGCTCTTTATCAGCAACTACACACATAATCCTTTCCTCAAGGATTCAATCAGGGAAAAGATAGAGGCACTGAAAGGTAAGGATAAGAATAAGTGGAGGGTGTATGGCTTAGGGTTAACTGGCAATGTGCAGGGGGCAATCTTCCCGGCAATCAATTGGATACCCAAGATGCCTACTACCGGGATTAAGCGTAGTTGTCTGGGCATGGATTTTGGCTACTCAAATGACCCGTCTACTCTTGTCAGATTAGCACTTATTCAGGGGGAACTATATGGAGAGCTGCTACTTTATAAGACTGGACTAACTAACCAGGACCTTGCAAAAGAGTTTGATAGGTTAGGATTAAGAAAGGGCAGAAAAGGAGGAGACCTGATCATGGCAGATAGTGCAGAACCTAAGAGCATCAAGGAACTTAATAACCTATTATGGAGAGTTAAGCCATGCAAAAAAGGGGCAGATTCTATCCGGGCAGGGATTGACTGCCTGAAGAGTTACGGACAAATTAACATAGTTAATAACGAATTATGGAAACAAGAGCAGCAAAAATACGTATGGACTATAGACAGGAAAGATGGCAAAGCTAAAAATAAACCAGTAGATAAATTTAATCATATATGGGATGCTTTTAGATATGGAGAGCAAGGTATTAGAAAAAACAAATTAAATTTAGTATCTTACGGCTCATAAACTTAAACTATGGCATACGTATTACAGGCATCACAGTTTGCAGAGGGATTACAGAGCTATACTGCTCTGCTCTTAGAGAGTATCAGGCAGATAACTTTGGTATCTCCTTTCAATATCCCTGATGCCCGGACTGCATTAGAGCTTAATCAGATTACTACTTTTTCAGATGCTGGCTTTGACCAGTATCTGACAGAGATATATAGCCTTGATTTAGACTATACTTTGCTAACTGCAGCAGAGATAACTGTGCTAAATGTCATCCGGGAGTATTTGCAACCTCCTCCATCTTTTAACTGTTGTGGTGTAGATGCACCATCTGCCTTAAATTATACTAAGGAGTTTAATGCAAGGGTAGGTAGTGTTACCTGGGAGAAAGAGTTAAGAGCTTTATTAATGGATACAGTAACATGTGATGTGTTTAGCATAGAGGTTACGTTTACTCCTGTAGGTATAGCTCCTGCACTGGTAGTGAATCCGGTAACCTTAAATAGTTTGGGGTGTATTAGTGGCAAGAGCGTTTATTCATATTTATGGGTAGATTTTGTTGCTGATCCTGTTACAGAGAGTTATGACTTATTATTTGATTTCAAAGATTCAACAGGGGCATCAATTGTGATTGTACCTGATTCTATTACTTTTTAATATATTATTATGAACTTATTAAATTCATTTTTGTTAGACTGCTGCCCACTTGCCACAAGTTTAACCGACATTCCTGCAAGTGCATGCCCGGAGAACATGGGGCAGATTCAAAGATATTGGTTTGTTCGTAAAGGAGAGGTTGTATGGGATACAGTAACTCCTGCTAACAACTTACCTGCAACTATTGCTGCTTTAGCTCCAACTGTATTAGCAGGATGGACTATCCTATTTGCTGCAGTTGATGATACTCATGTAGTTGCATCTCCATTAATCGGAGGAGACTCATCTGTAACTGCCGGGAGCACAATTTCACAGGGTGGAGGGGACAACTCCACTTTATCAGGGACAACACTAATCAACGGAATTAATCCTGCAGATGGTACTGCACGTTTTGATTCTTTGACAGGTCCACAGATAGCTGCTTTCCGTACATTAGCATGCGAGGGTACAGGTCTTGAGGTCTACATGATCAATCAGCAAGGACTTATCTGGGGTCAGCAATCAGGAGACTTGTTTACTGGCTTTGATGTATCTAATGTAGTACTTGGCTCAATGACAAATGCAGGCTTTGGTACACGTGATAACAACACTATGACCTTTCAGCTTGATTTTGATTATGATGAGACTAAGGCAGCAATCACGCCTACTGACTTTAATGCTTTAACTATCTAAGATGGCTAAGCCTACGAAAGTAAAACTAAAAACAAAAGCCGGTGCATGTGCAGAGTTAACCCTCTCACATGCTCAGGCAGTTTTGCAGAAGCAAGTAGCACAGGGTAGGGATGACTGGACACTTGATTCAAAAAAATATCAATTTGTAGATAATGTTATTAAACGAAAGCCAAGTAATAAAGCTGATAAAGAGCAAAAGTAATCAGTTAGGCATGATGATAGCTTATGAAAGTAGGCTAAAGGTCATGTCTGAGCCATTGTTTTTTAGAGAGCTGGAGAGTGAAACCGGATGGAGCGAGATAAAACTTGCCATCAGGAATAGTATCACTCAGCAAAAATACCAAAGGGTGCTGCAATATTTCAGCTATCCCCTGGCAATCGTATCTATATCTGATGATATCATTGAGGACCTTAACCGGGTATTCAATGGTAGAAATGCAAACTTTTCTATACAATATCCTAACAAGAGAGCAGAGGCACAGGCTACAGAACTGCTCTATAAAGTAAATACAAGGAGCTATGTTGAGTCTGTAGGTAGGCGAGCATTCAAGTGCAAACCTCAGACTATTGTAGTGGTTGATAAGGATGCAATGGGCATACCTTACTACGTGACTGTAGAGCTTGACAAGCTGATAGGCTACGAACTATCAGAGTGCAAGAGTAAATTTCAGTACATTATATTCCATCATTCAGAGGGATCTGATGAGATGGGAGAATACAAGAGGATTGCATTTTATGATGATGAGTACTACAGGGTAGTAGAGATCAGGGATAAAAAGCATTCTTTAATTTTGGAATCTCCTCACAATTTAGGCTATTGTCCTGCCCGGTGGTTTGTAGATGATGCCCTGAATACTAAGGATGATGTCAAGCGTTATGCACCATTAGCAAAAGTCTTAGGTAGTATGTCCGAGTGGCAGCAATTCCATGCTTATAGCTACTATGCTGAGCATTATGGTGTATTCCCGGTAGTGGAATATGCTGCAGCAGTTTGTGAGGATGAGTACTGTGTTAATGGCATGGTATCTGAGCCAATGGAATCAGGGGAAATGTCTACTCCTACATCATGTGGAACGTGCTCAGCTAATAAGTTTAGTGGAGCAGGAACTGCCATCAAGATTAATCCTAAGATTGACAATGATGAGAATGATGTATCGGGGTATTTTAGGTTTATTTCTCCTCCTACAGGAAATTTAGAGTTTGAACAGACTAAGCAAGATGGTAGAGAGAACTTTATTAAGGTCAACACCACTGGCTTTAATGACATGATGAACAAGGAGGCAGTTAATGCAGACCAGGTAAGGAGCTTGATGGAGGACAGAAAGAAACCTTTGCTCAAGTTAGCCGGGATTTGTAACCGGGTGCATAAGTGGTTAGTGGAGACATGTGTAAAGTTAGCCATTGATGCTGATGTTAAGGTGCATGCTAACTATGGTACTGAGTGGTTTTTGCTCACAGAGGCACAACTACAGGAGTTATTTGTAGGTGCCAAGACTGCAGGGATGCCTGAGTCAGAGATAGACCAGATATATAAGCTGCTTATTGAAACAAAATACAAAGGGGATCCACAGACAGTACACAAACTGATGATAGAGAACAACCTTAATCCTGCACCATATAGCACAGTAGAAGAGTGCTATAAGAAAAAGGAACAAGGAGTAATGAGTTCAGAGGATTTGTATATTAAGGCAAATTTTACTAAATTTGTATCAAAGTTTGAAAGGGAAAACGGTAGTATAGTAGAGTTTGGCACTGATATTACCTTTCAGCAAAAAATAGATATTATTTATAACACATTCAAAAACTACGTAAAAGATGAAAAAGAGCAAGATGATGATGGGCAATCTGGCAGGGAGCAAGGAACTGCAGAATCTGATGAGGCAGTATCCTAATAGTTCATTTCCTGTAGAGATACCTGAATACAACCAGACTGCTTACTGCTTTATAGGAGTCCGGGCAAGGAATACAGGACTAACACAAAACCTACAGATACACACATTCTGCAAAAGCAGTACAGACTGGAACAGACTTAAAGATGAGTTTAAAACTCCTCAGTACCTGGGCAACTATCACAGTGTAATTATGATACACAATCCTACAATAGTAGCAAAGCCAGCAATAAAGCCTGCCACAGATGTACCAAAAAAGAAGAGGGTAACTCCTCCACTAAAAAAAAAGATAGTTAGCATGCTTGATGATGGAGCATCTGCAGATGTTATTGCAGAGGAGCTTGGATTAACAGTTAAGCAAGTGGAGAACAATTGGAACAAATAACATTTAACAACATTCAAAACATATAGAGACGTATGGAACAGGAATTCAAGGATAAATTATCACAGGACACAACACTACAAGCGCAGGTATTAGATGTGCTCAAAGGTACTGATGTAGGAAAAGCCTATGCAGAGACAATTGCTAAGAATTATTTTGATGAGAACATTAGCCAGGAGCATAGGAAAATATATGACTTTGTGGATAATGCTCTTACTGATGCCGGTCTTGAAAAGCCCCAAGGAGTTAAGACCTCTGAGTGGGCAAAGATGATTGCTGAGCAAAATAAGGAACTAACTGAAAAGTTAAGCAGTTTAAAGAGTAACACTAATCCAGATGAAACGTTAAAGAAATTAGAGGAGCTCAAAGCTAAGCATAAAGCAGAAAAGAACGAGATAACCACTACTGCTCAGCAGCAGATAGAAGAGAGAGAGCAGATTATTAGTACTCTAAAGTCTAAAGAACGTGATCTGTTTAGGAAAGGAGATGTACAAAAAGCTATTAGTAGCCTTGAGTTTAATAAGAGCTTAGGCGAGAATTTGCTTAATGACATCATAGCAATGAAAACCCAGACATTAATCAGCAATGCAACTGAGGAAGATGGTAAAACTATTTGGTGTAAGCCTGATGGAACTGCCTACAAAGATGGTATTTTGAATGCCTCTTTAGAGTTTATCCTCAAAGCAGAGCTACAGTCTGTATTACATAATAATACTCAGGGAGGTGGAGCAGGGAATACTCCAACTACCGGAGGAGACTTTAATGGTTCTCAGGTTATCGTACAGGAGACCAGCTTTAAAACTCAGGAGCAGTTTTTGTCTGAGTTCGATAAAATTGCCCAAAGGAAAGGGATTCCTAAGGGAGATGATTACAATAAATTATACTGGGAAGCATTTGAGAGGTATAACATTAAAGACCTCAGAGAATACTAACCAACAAACATTAATATAATGTCAATAGTAAATTTAAAAAAGCAAAATGCCAGAGGAGTCTATCCCTCATTACTTGATAGACAAGCACTACGCCAGCAAGAATATGGATTCATTGATGCTGCTCTAAGAGGCACACCTGGTATCCTTTCAGGAGTTAACCAAGGAGTTATAGCTCAGTCATGGGGTGCACCTGCTACACAGATTCCTGTATTCTCAAAGAATGTTACTGCTGCCACTGTTGGTACCATGACATGTACTTTTGCAGATAAGGATGCTACTGCTGAGTTAGTAAATGTAACTTTCGTTCAAGCATACACAGGATTCAGATTGATTCCAAGACTTACAGACCAGTCAGATATCGTTACTGAGGCACAGGATTTCATGCGTCAGTATTCTGATGCTGAGGAGGGTCTTGCTGACTTTTTGGAAGCTCAGATACTTGCTGCAATTGATGCTGCTAAAGCCACTACTTACAACTCTGCATTTGTTGGTGCACTTGCTAAGTATCCACTTTTAGCTGATGCTTTACAAGTAGCTGCTGCTGATGTACCTTTCTTCTTAAATGATGGTAAATCTATCATGCAGGCAGATGATTTCAGTCGTAACGGTCTTGATGTAATCGGAGATGCTCAGCTTGCATCTTTCGTTTCACAGTATGTTAATCAGGGAGCTGGTAATGGCACTAACACTGCATTTCAGTTCAATGGCTATACTTTTGGCTACTCAAACACTACTACTACATCTGCTGCAGCAGTATCTACAGGATACATTATGCCTGCTGGTTCAGTTGGTATGGTGGCTAAAGTTTCTCCTGATGCTGCTGCTAACAGACAGAGCATGTCTGATGGTATTCGCTGGTCAGTAGAGTCATCTGATTTGATGGGTCTTGATATGAGCATGATGGTTAAAGATGGTTGTGAGGATGTTGCAGCTATCACAGGCAATGCAGACGATACCAATGCTCTTGTTAAGCACATACAGCTGGGGATTAACGTAGCAATTGTTACTCCATATACTGCAGGTGCAACTAACGGAGGTATCAAGAAATTTGATTACTTGCCATAATCCTTTCTCTTTTTTTGAATGTTTCAGGGGGGCAGTATGTCCATGCTGCTCCCCTTTTATAATAATTAGCTATGTTTGATAATCGAGTTATTGCAGAATTAAAGAAAGTGATAGGATGGAAAGACCATTGGGATCTAACAGAGATACCAGCCTTGCCTGCATCCTTAACGGGTACAGAATCGGGACAGTACTACCAAGACTATCATCCATCTGTAAGACTTGATTACATTCAGGCTTTATTGCCATCTAACTACGCATTAGAAACGTTTTTAGATGATATAGAGACATCAGCACTTAACCAACTACTTGAGAAGATGGTAGTACAAAAGAAGCTGAATAATGCAGGCATGGACCTTGCCAGGAACAACCTTATCTATGATAATGTCTTAAAGGATAAGCCTATAATTAATGAGAGCAGATTTGTAGGAGTAGAATTCTACATGGAGTCTGACATAGGACTTAGGGCGATGATTAATAGAATAGGTCTGTATCTTACTGCAGCGCAGCCTACATTAACTCTATATTTATACAATTCTCTGCAGGAGTCTGCAGTAGCTACCTACACATTTACCTCTACCTCAGCAAATAGCTTTACCTGGTTATCTCAAGATATTATACTTGACTACTCTGATGGTTCAGATACAAGTGGAGGGGTTTGGTATATCGGTTACTATCAGGATGATTTAGTAGGTCAGGCTATTCAGTATGATTCTTTAAACTGGAAAAACGGATATTGCAGAACGTGTGACAAGGGATTAAGGAGTACAAAATATAATTCTGTTGCAAGATTTGTGCAGATGTCTCCTTTCTACATTGATGCTACAAAGGTACCTGCAGTGGGTACTATGTTTGATACCGATGATATGATTTATACCTATGATAATAACTATGGGTTTAATTTTAATATCTCTATCAAGTGCAATCTTACTCAGTTTTGGATAGATAACAGAGCTACAATGACCAATGCCTTAGGCAAAATTGTTGCTCTCAAAGTACTTGAGATGATGAAAGCCAGTAGCCAGGTATCTGCCATTGAGCAAAATGTACAGATTAACATCATCCGGGATTTAGAGGGAGATAGTGATACAAGGCAAGTACCTTTCTGGGCACAGGTGGAGAGAGCAGTAAAGGCTACTAATTTAGATCAGGCAAACATGAACGGTACATGCGTACCATGTGCCAGAAAAGGTGCATCTTATGGAGCAGTATAATGGCAGTAGATGATACCATATTGAATGATTTAAAGAATACTGTAGTTAAGCTCCAGCAGGCTATTAATTTATCATTACAAGAGTCCATAAACCAAAATAAACAAGTAATATTAGAGCTGCAGACACAGGAGCAGATGTACCAGGGGATTGATTCCAAAGGTATAGACATAAAACCTGCCTATGCAGATTCTACCATAAAGATAAAGAGAAAGAAATTACAACCTACAGACAGGGTTACTCTATTTGATACGGGAGCTTTTTACAACTCCTTAGAGATTATTGCAGGACAAAATGATGCAATAATTAGGACAGTTATCAGTTATTCAGTATTTTTAGTGGATAAATATGCTGATATTTTGGGTCTTGATGAGCAGAACTGGACTGTTTTCTTAGAGAATTATACTATACCAACCATTAAAAAGAACTTTGATGATATTATTGCAAAATCCTAACATGCCTGTACCTACTAATGCAGTGGAGATTGATGCCGCTATATTGGATATTAAGGGGCATTTAGAGACAGGATTAACATGGTTGACTAATGGCTATGGTAGAACTTATAAGAACTTAGATGCTCGCAATGGGGTTACAGTCTTTTATCCTGAGGCATACCTGGGAGAGCAGAACAATTCACACAGATATATAAACCTTTCCCCTGACAATGATAAGCAGGGTCAATGTTTTTTCTATGTGGTAAAGGAGACTATCTCACAGTTTCAGCCGGGGATGTATTCTTATCTTAGCTATGATACTGCTATTATATTCTCTGTAAACATGGAGCTTATTAATGATGCTCTCCTGCAGACAGAAATCTATCAGCAAATATTAGTGGCACAGGTACGGGATGTATTGACAAGGCAACTAATGGGATCAAGCTATCAGCTAACCATCAGCTCAGTAGATTTCCTTTTTGAGAATGTGTTTAGTGAGTTTGACCTTGCAGATGCTCAGCAGTTAGAGAAAGCTCCACTATCTCACTTTAGATTCAATGTAACTATACAACTACCAGAAGCATGTCCTGTTCCATCTTTTATTCCTGTAGCAACCTGCAAAAGTTTATTATTAGATGGGGTTAATGAGTTAATTGAGGCAGATATTGATGCAGCATACAACTTAGAAAATAATAATACGTTTTCTATGTCTATATGGCTAAAAGCAAACACAATCAGTACGGTTTCAGCAAATTTAGTTTTTGCAAAATATTCTAATCCTCCAGCAAGAGGTTATTTCATATCATTAAAAAGCAATAAGATAAGATTTAGCTTGCAGAGTAATGGAGGAACAAACGGAGTTCAGGTTGAATCAATAGATAGTATTAGCTTGAATACTTGGTATAATATTACTGCAACTTATGATGCATCAACAGATGCAAGTGGATGTAAGATATATCTTGATGGAAATTTACTTTCAACTATTGTAATTGATGACACATTAAGTGGTTCTATTTTGACCTCTGAGCCATTAAGAATAGGTGGGGTAGTAGTTCCTCCAAGATATTTCAATGGTTATGTAGCAAGTGCAAGAATGTGGAATACAGAGTTATCTCCAGCTGATGTCTTAGATGAGTACAATAGTGGAGAAATAAAAAACATACCTGTACAAAATGCATTTAATATATTAGATACAGATATACCTAACTCAACCTGGAGCGGTTCAGAATACATAATAAATGATACATCAAGTACAGGAGTAGGATTAACAACTGTAAATAGTGAAGAGTCAGATTTGATTGAGGACTGTCCATCATAAAAAGACAAACAATGGCACACAATAGATATTACATAGTTAATGCAGATGATCCTAATCTATCACAGATAGAGGGTGTAATAGTAGGAAATCTTAGTACTCAAAGGTATTCAATAGATGGTAGTCAAATAGTAGTAAAGCTATATAAAGGAGATCACTCTGATTATCCTTTTTTAGCAGACTATGAAGAATATAGTCACGATCAGATATTACCAGTTATGGAGACTGATAACTGGTTAGGTACAATAGTTTTATTATGGGATTTATAACAGAGTTTATAGTATTTTTTTTGGTTTTTTGGTGGCTTATGCTTATAATGTATAAGCAAAATATTCAGGTAAGATTATACAACAAGTTCAAATATAAAATAATAGACAAATTGACTAACTGTGAGTTCTGCATGGAGTCACATACTGCTACTGCACTGGCTATAATCTTAGCTCTGCATCATCAGAATCATCTGATACTTTTATACGGTCCAATGTCTGCAGCACTATCCAACATCCTAAAAAAATGATAACATTCAAAAAGAAAAAGACAGAGGTTAAGTTTTATGATTCCATTGAGGAGATGCCTCACAGGAGATACATGAAATTTAATAAGGAAATGATGAGAGCTAATGAGGTAGGCAATTCTATGGCAGATGTCATCAAAAGGATAGACAGAGCTATGGGATTTATTCAGGCAAAAGAATCTGACAAAGCAGTCAGGGAGTTGAGCAATGCCCGGTTAGCCTACTCTTATAGTCAGGCAGAGTTAGAGCCTAAGGGCTTAGCTTTGGCTGCAATGGTTAAGAGCATTAATGGTGTGGAGGTGGATGATATAACTACATCCGGACTACAGAATACTTTGGATGTCCTGCAAAATATAGGAATGACTAAGCAGGAGCTTGATCATAATGCTGATTCTGTAAAAAAAAAGTCGAGCAAGAGCTTAAGATTTTCTTTCCTCTTCAGTTTAATGGGCAGAATATCATCTATAATCAAGCGTTAATTAAGAAACTAAAGAGCCAGTTATCCGTAATATTAGAGGAAGAGGAGGCAGAGCAGGACAATAAGCAGGCAACAGACGAGCTACTTAGGTTAATTAATCCTACATATTGGAACTTAAATATAGAGAATAGTGCAGAAAAGGAGATAGAGTTATCTTTTGAGGAGTTTATGCTAAGTGTCCGGGAGCATACTACTGAGGACTTAGAGAATATAACTACCTTTAGATTTTACAGTCTTTTAGACTACATCAAGAAAAAGCAGAACAATGGCTGATAGTGTAATAAAGTATAGTGACCTGATTGGGGAAGATGACACATTTGATGACATCTTTGCTAACATTGACAAGCTAAGAAAGGAGCTTGCAGACCTTGCAAAAGATGCTAAGGATGGTCTTGACTTGGTTAATCCTAACAATGAGAAAGCTCTAAAAGAGGCAGTTAAGCAGGTGGAGAAACTTGCAGCGGCTAAGAAGAAACTTGATACAGAGGAGAAGAAAGCAGTTAAGACTAAAAAGAAACTATCTGACCTCACTAATAAGGAATTAATCCTAAGAGAAAAAGAAAAGATAGCCAACCGGGAGCGAGTCCAGAGGCTTAAACAAGTGGCTATCCTTACTGCAAAGGAATCAGGGGAGATAGAAAAGCTAAGAGCAAGACTATCCCTAACTACTTTAGCATGGAAAAAGCTGAGCAAGGAGGAGCTTGATAATACACAAAAAGGTAAAGCACTTATAGCTACCAAGCTAAAACTTACCAACCAGCTCAAGAAATTAGAGAAGCAGACCGGAGATACAAGGAGAAATGTGGGTAATTATACCTCATCTTTAGGTAAGCTGGGTAAAGTAGCTGCAGGCTTGTTCATAGGCAGAAACCTGGTCTCTGGATTGCGTAGCATAGGTGCAGGATTAAGCAATCTGATAGAAAAGAATAAGGAGACTAATGAATCTGCCAAGTCTATGTCTGAGTCTATTGGCAAGGTAACTGTTATCCTTGAAAAGATAGGACTTGTTATCATCAATGTCATAGCTAAGCCATTAGCATTAATAATTACAGGCTTTGAAAAGTTTGCAGGGGCAGTGCTTGGTTTGGATGTAGGCACAAAGAAAGCGAGTGAGGGAGTAAGAGACTTGCAGAATGAGTTCAATGCAGAGATTGAGGTACTTAAAAAAGGGAACTTATCTACAGAAGCAAGAAAGCAACTGATAGGGGATATAAACGAAAAGTACAAAGACTATCTACCTAACTTAATAGATGAGAATGCAAGTTTAGAGGATATTGCCATAGCACAAAATGAGGCTAATAAAGCTTTTGAAAAGAAGATATTACTACTTGCAGCAGAGGAGCAGTTTGTAGACATCAATAAAAGAAAGTTAGATGCTTTGAGGGCAGAGGCTACCTTACAAAAAGAATTAGCTAATGCAGAAGCTGCTCAGGAAAGAGCAAGGCAAAAAGCTGCAAGTGCTAAAGGTGGTGTTAATGTTGCTTTTGTTGCTGCAAAAACTGCAACAACTCAAACAAAACTAAGGATAGAAGCAAATAAAGAACTTATTGCATCAATAGCTGAAGAAAAGGCAGCACTTGATTTAATAATAAAGGCTGAGGGCATAAAGACAGAAGATTTTTTAAAAAATCAAAAGAAACAAGCAGCAGGATCTACTGCAGCAACAAAGGTATTTAAGGATAATGCAGAGCAAAGGATTGCTGCCATTGAAGCTCTCCAGGATAAGATAAACAAATCAGAGGCAGATAGTATTGAGGACCAGACAGAGAGGCTATTAGCTTTAGAGCAGTTAAAGTTTGAAGCAATAGAGAAGCAGAGAGAGGATGACTTTGATAAGTTCAAAGCATTATTAAAGCAGCA